TAACGACTATCGGCTGGACGAGCGAAGCCGACCCCGACCCGGAGTCCAATTCCTACTACGCGTTCTTCTACTACGGCGGCATGGGCGACGTAGACGGCGGCAACAAGTATAGCACGTACGCCGTGCGTCCGGTTTCCGCTTTCAAGAAATAGTTTCACAGTTCAATCATTCCCGCGCCCTTTACGGGGGCGCGGGTTTAACACCAAAAACCAAACGAGAAATGAAAAACTTTTTGATTGACGGTATTTGGCAAGGACCGCCGGATGGGTTCGACGTGAAGGAATGGCTCAATGAGGTTGTCGCCTATGCGGGTCTTGACGAATACCTTCAACCTACTGGAGTTATTCGTCGGTTTCAGAAGATAGAGCGAGTGCGTTGCAATGGCCGAGGCCGGGGCAAGACCGTCGAGGCTATTGCCGCGGAGATCAACAGGACAAACAATCTAAAACGACAAGAATAGGATGAAATTCACCACCCCGTGCTTTGTCCGCGTCGAGGATGCGGAGAAGCGGAAAGAACTGGCTGTGTGGCTGTCGAGTATAGGCCGGTATGTATCTCCTGCCGTCACATCAAGCGATTATCATAAAGACTGGGTAATAGTTACGGAACCTTACGATCCTGATTTGGATGGTTATGTTGGTATTTGGGCTAAGACACCCAAATCACCAGCATTTATTGACTGTGGCGAAAACATCGAGCTGTTCAAGGCGCTGGCGGCGATGAACGATGAGAATTACAACGAGCAGTATTTTGTTACCGAGTTAGCCGGGAGTTCGTATTGTGTGCACAAAAATCGAAATACAAACCTTGCTTATTCTCTTACTTGCCGCAAGGCCACGGTCGCAGAGATTATCGAATATTTCAAAAAGAGTGAAAAATAATACGATATGGCTTACTTTATTACAGAGCCTTTAGCTGGCAGCGACGATGTAGTTGTGTCTGTTTATAAGAATACGGGAGAATATGTCGGGAATATCATTTACGACAGGTATAAATGGAGGATGTTGTCCGATGATGACAGAGATAACGTTATTCGAAGGTGTTTCGGCGATAAGAAGCGGAGTTTTTGAAATAGCGAGATTCTCGCAAAATCTCGAAAAAACTGTAAATATCTTTAAACACTTTAAAGAACTTGAAACATGGAAACGATTGAGGAAAGAGCACGAGAATACGCGCATCAATACCGACGAGATGCGCATGACTTGAAAGGAGAACGAGCCGATGCGGCCTTTGCGGCGTATTGTCAGGGGGCTGAAGATGAGCGTGAAGAGCTGATCCGTTGGCATGACCCGAAAGAGGAGTTGCCGCCTATTGAAAAGGTTGTGTTAGTAAAACTCAACTTCGGAAGAGGTTATGCGTTAGCAGACCGGGGTGACGAGGGGTGGTGGTACGCCGATTCCGAAGAATGGGAAATATCGGATGAGCAAGTCATCGGCTGGCGCGAGATTCACGAATAGGGCTATGGATATTCTAACCCCACATGGCGGCCTCACGAACGAGAAGATTTGCAAGGCGCAGATCGAAGCCGTCGAGAAGAAACAGAACGAATACAAACTGATCGGTCGTTTGACGAAGGTCCCCGGACACACCCTCTACAAGTTCAATGCGACTACGCGGGAGGCTTCGAAAGCCGAAGTGCGAACCGAGATAACACGCCAATACGATCCTGATACGGATACGGTTATCCGCCATGTCAAATCGGACGTGAAGGTCGAAAAGGACTGCTACTACGAACAGGCATTGAACATGAAGAACTTCATCAAGCGCCTGCGCCGCCGGGGGATTATCGGGGCGGACGAGGATGTGAAAATTGTAAAATGAGTAACAATGAAAACTATTACACAACAATGGAAAGATGCTAGGGACATTTCGGCTATTGCGCATGAAGGCGCAAAAGACCTTGCCGGACAGCCCTATTATTGCCATGTGAGCCGCGTGGCCCATAATTTTGGGCAAAACAATTATGGCATTGTGGCATATCTTCACGATGTCGTGGAGGATACAAATTGGACGCTCAATCAATTACGGGAGAAAGGATTCAGCTCTGAGATTGTCGAGGCTATCGATGCCATTACCAGACGCAAAGGCGAGGTATACATGGACTACATCAACCGTTGTGCACGAAACACGATTGCAATTCATGTTAAACTTGCCGATCTTACAGACAATATGGACATTAGTCGTTTACCAGAGCTTACCGATAAGGATATTGCTCGGCTTCGCAAATACCAAAAGGCATATCATTTCCTTAAATCAAAACTGAATAGACCATGAAGAATTTCGATTTGGATGCCGCCAAGCGAGGTGCGGCGGTAATGACAATGCACGGTCATCGGGTAAAAATTCTGTGTTTCGATAAAAAAGGCGAATTGCCTGTTGTTGCCACGGTCGATTTTGAAGATCACGAGGTGGTCTATGATTATTTCGAGGATGGCACAATGCCCCATCCTGCGCCTCTTTGGCTGACTTTAATGATGCGCGACGACGACTATCTGGAGAAGTTGGAGAGGGGAGAGTATGGGAACCATATCGATGATAAGCGCGAAATGGTAGATCCAACTATTAAGCAAAACTTAAATACTGACCGCGAGTACTGGCGGCGGGTGTATGCCGGGCAGGCGATGCAAGGCGAAATATCCGGATGTTTGGCAGCCGGCAATGGTTTCGATGGCGACAAGGCTATTCCGGGAATCATTGCGAAAAGCTCCGTCATGATTGCCGACGCTCTGATTAAAGAACTGGAGAAAGATGAAAAAGTACTGTAAGTGCGGCGAGTGTGCTTTTCTGAAGAATGAAGGCATAGACGGCTACGGGCAATGTATCATTACCCGGAATATACAGCATTGCGGGGAAATGTGCAGTTTTCAGGACGACAAGCCGGACGAGGTTCAGGCTGTCCGCATCCTGCATCATTTTCCGGATCTCCGGCTCTTCAACGGTATCCGGGAGAAATGGCGGCGGGGCGGCCGGGGGAAACAGCCGAACCCCACGATTATCGGAGATGCCATAGATCGGGCGATACGGACGTTGAGGCGGGAAACCAAAGATGCATCGAAATTTTGAACTGTAAAAGATATGAATCGCCGGAAAATGAAGATCTGATTTTGTGGAAATAAAAAAGAGGCAATCCCGAAAGATCGCCCCTAACGCCGACAACGTAAAGGTAATGATTAATTCGGGGAAACAATGGGTGAGCATAAAAAAAAACGCAGAGGTGGCCAGCGGGACGATTCCGAGGTTTATATAAGCTATTCGAAGGGGAAGTTGATGCAACTTATTGTAGACACGGATCGGAAACTCGGGATCAAATACGAGCACGATTTTAAATATCATTTCAAGAAACATAGGTCTTTGCCGCATTTATGGCGGGCCTTCAAACGGATTTTACGGGAACACATTGACGGATGGCAGCAAGAGCTGCCTTTATTTTAATATAGGTATGGGAGCAATTACAAAGAATGAAATTCGCAAGTGGGTATTTGAGGCTACGGAGGACTGCTTCAAGCGCTTGATCGCCGCTCAATCTTACCACACGAACGAGTACCTGTCAAAGGACCAGGCTCTCGCATTTCTTGATGGGCGTGGTTATAAAACAACGGTAAGTAAACTTTACAAGTTGGCCGCTTCGGGTGAAATACCGTCTGTTAAGATTAACGGCAAACTGAATTTTCCGAAGTCTTCCTTAAAGGAATGGGTGGACCAGCAGATCGAGCATGATGTGTCGCGGGCGAATGCGGGAAAATTGTTAGCGGAAAGTGCGATGCGGAAAGAAAGTCGAGGGAACAGTTTGTAGAATTATTATCCCGTCGTCAATCTTGGCTGACGGCGTGATTTTTTTGTGTCTATTTTTACAGATAGGCGCAAATTGTGTGAGCATCGGTAAAAAATTAGGAGTTACAAATTATTGTAACTCCTTGATTCTTAATTGTGGAGAATACGAGATTCGAACTCGTGACCTCTTGCATGCCATGCATATTTTATTGGTTTTCATGGCTTTTCATAGCTTTTCATATCGTTTTCAACAACACTTGTCGAGCAATTTTATTTTTCATATCTTTGCATATCTTTGCACGCAATAAATAAGATGTGTGCAAATAATGTGCAATGAACAATCACTACTATTCAAAGGATGGCGTGACGGTGGCCACTATTCTCGACACGCGCCGGGCGTTGGCAAATGGCCAGTATCCCGTGCGTATCCGGGTATCGTATCGTCGTGTGCGCTCTTATTACCCAACCGGTAAGAGTATGATGCCCGATGATTGGCAGCGGCTCAATGCGACGCGCCTTCATTCGCTTGTATCCGTTCGCAAAGATATAGAAAATAGTTTTGAATTGGTTCGACAAGCTGTCGAGGATTTAACGTCAAAAGGTTGTTTCACGATTGAATTGTTAGGTGCTCGTTTGAAAGGAGCCGGCGCTACTTCGGTAAATGCATCCATCCAAATCAAAGAGCAGGAATTGCGGGAGACATCCCACATAGGGACGGCGGATATTCTGCGTGCATTGTTGCTGTCGATGAATGCTTTTTCAAAGCGGGAGGTTCAATATATCGACGTATCTATTTCATGGCTGCGTCGATTCGAAGAGTTTATGCGTGCTTCGGGTAAGGGACAGACAACTATTGCGATATATATGCGCGCTCTGCGATCGATATTCAACCAGGCCCGGGCTATTGGTATTGTAAAGGAGGCGCAATATCCATTCGGTCGGGGGCGCTACGAGATACAGGAAGGAGAGGGGCGTAAACTGGCCCTTACATTGGAGCAGATAGGCTTGATAGCCCGTTATGATGATGGATACGAAGCAACGGCAAAATACCGCGATTATTGGCTGTTTATGTATTTGTGCAATGGAATCAATGTCGCCGACTTCGTAAGGTTGCGATATAGTGATATTGAGGACGGGGAAATAAGCTATGTACGGAAAAAGACGGAGCACCGCACAAAGTCCCGGAAAGCCGTGCGGGCGATAATTGTACCTCAAATGCAGGATATTATATCACGATGGGGCAACAAAGAAAGTCCTGATAGTTTTATATTTCCTATTCTTACGGGCAAAGAATCTATTGAGGAGCAGCGACAAAAGGCAAAAGACCTAACAAGCTGCATAAATCGTAAATTTAGGTCTATTTCCAAAGCATTAGGGTTGCCTCCTGTTTCAACATATACGGCCCGCCATTCATTCGCCACCGTATTGAAGCGTTCCGGGGCAAGTATAGCCTATATTTCCGAAAGCCTCGGACATACGGACTTGAAGACGACAGAAAATTATCTCGCTTCTTTTGAACGAGAAGAACGAGAGAAAAATGCCGCATTGCTGACGCGGTTTTGATTCATATAGCCTCCATGATCTTTGCGATCACAAGGGCGAACAGCGGCGCAGAACACTCGCTTACTTCGAGCTGAGACAGCCAGTATGTCATTTCTTCATTCATAATAAAGTAGCGTCCCCGCAATTAATGCGAGGACGTTTTTCTACGTCAGTTCATCTTCGAAATACTCTCGGATAAAGTGCTTCCGATCCTTGTCGCAGAGTTTCTCCACGGCTTTCCGGTAGCAAGATCGCGCCATTTTTTCGGACGGAATATCAGCCGGCGAAGCGTGTCCCATATCCTCGGCGATACTCTTGGCGTGATCGCTGTATATCATTACAGCCGTAACCCATAGGGCATTGTCGTTGTAATACGGCTCCTTTTCGACCTCCCCGTCCAGCTTTTCCACGGTTTGCAGGAATGCGTCCTTGCTCCATTTTGCTCCGGTGTTTCCGTCTTGGTTTACGAGCTTCGCGGCGATCATCTTTGCCTCGGCGTCTGACAGGTAATTATACCAGCATATCGCCTCCATTTTCCCAAGCCACATTTCGGCGATGGTCGGCGACGTTTCCGCGATTTTCCCGAATGCCCACATCTGGGCTCCCGCGAACACCTTTTCTGCGTGCTCATCGTCCATGCCGGCCATCTTGTCATGTAGCCGCTCGTATCGTTCTTTCATTTCACTTGATGTCATATCTAACAGTTTTTGCACGCCCGAACCCGCGGCAGCGGTTTATATACTCCCACGATATTTGGCGTATGGATTATTACTGCCGGTTCGACCTTTTCTTTTGAGGACGTTGATCCGGGTTTCTTGTTGTTCTTTGCCATAATATTTCGTATAATTTCTCCGCACCATAATATGCGAATCCGACCCAATTAGCAATGTATGCCATAAATAGGGATAGCCCTACCGCACATAGTATGTTGCATCCGTTAACGAGCAGCACAAAGAGCGTAGCCCAGAATGAGAGGCATTTCGGGCATGCCATGACCTGGCTGCCGATCTGCGCGATCTTCTCGGCCAGCCCGAGGTGCTGCGCAATGGTGGCGCATACCATAGTGAGCAGGGCTATCCACAGCATACCGCTACGCTGTTGGGGTTGCGGCCGTTGCCACCGTTACGGTGATCGGCGTCTCCGATACGAATGTCCGGCTGCACGGCTGGCAGGCTGATGCCGCCACGGCGTTCATCGCGGCTCCCTGCTCGATGGTTACGGTGGGTGTCGATGCCGACTGAATGGGAATCGTGAAATCCTGCGAGAGAGGTTGCTGCTTGGTGCATCCGCATCCGCCGTTACACGGAACATAGGAGATGATGCCCTCGACATGGACGGTAGCCACATAGCGTCCGGTACCAACTTGTGACAGCGATTTCAACGAGAACTGCGGATTGAATACCGGAGTGTTGTCTGCGCACGTCGGATAGCAA